GAAACCGAAAGACTTCGGTCCATCCTAACTAAGTTTTGTACTTAGTTTCGATGAGATTAGAAGGTATTCCACGGAATACATGCACAGCTCTCTAAAAGGGAGGCATTATGGAAAAGTTAGAGAAATCCCGTCTAAAACGAGAACGGTAACTCATCAATCCATAAAGGACTTCTAGATGTGCAACGTATAGTAGAATATTCATTATTGGCCAAATTGTTTTCCTAAAACAAGATTGTTCTTTAGTATTGTCTGTAAAGTCAAGTTACTCAGCTACTAAATTATAGTAAGCAAAGTCAGCAAGGGCATTGGTAACAGTAGTCGCAGTTAATGCGATCTTTAGAGTTTGTCCAGGGGAGGTTACGGAAAAAGTCAACCAGCCAACTAAGGCGGTTGCGGCAGCATCAAATACTGCTTCGTTGGTTTTAATCAACTGTACTGGAGTGGTAACAGTACCACTATACGTTAGAGCTGACATAACTGTTCCAACAATCGACAGTCCCATTAAATAGGATCCTGTTTGTTGAAACGTAAATGTCGTTCCGTCTGATGCCAGTATAATTCCGATCCCTTGTCCAAGGACAACAACACTCGCGGGTACTGTTCCAAAAGGTGCACCTTGTGATTGTGAAGCAAGATTTGAACTCTGAAATTCAAGTCCAGATCCAGGTGCAATATTAGGAGTATGAAGTTCAACTTCGTACTCAACATAGAGTTCACCACTTGCTCCACCTGCCGCCTGTGATGCCATTAGAAACACGCCTAAATCGTACAAACGGAGATCATTCGTTGTCGATATGGTACCACTTCTTACAAAACGAAGTGGCAGAGCTTCTCCATCTTTAAGGAGATCAGCGACCAACTGGCATTGTGACCAGGGTGCAGCTCTGACAGATGACTTATAAGCCATCATTTGTTGTTTCGATACTGGTGGAGAATCCAGTGCATCATAATCAATCCCCAGAAGTATGGTTCCCCCTTGGGACGTAGGAGATTCGGTCTCATAATAAAATTTGAGTTTCCGAAACCGGTAGCTTTCAAATCGTATAGCTACGGATGAGAGCCAAAGAAAGAGAGCTGGTAGTCCAGGGTTGATAGGCAGGGACACGACATTGTAATTCGTGGATCCTACCAAATCTTGGACATACTCTCGATGTTTGACCACACAAATCTCTCCCTTCCCACTCATTCTAATAGAAGGTGAGGACTGGGTAATTCTTCTGGATTGTGCGACACTGACTTGTTGTGTTCTCCCAATGGGAGTAACACGCTGAGGGCGAGATTGATTAACTCGCTTAACTTTTGGTTGAGATTTCTTTGAGCCACCCTTCTTAGGGGCGGTGCTCACATTATTCGTTGATTTATTCATGTATTGGGTACTTATGAATATGTAAGGACTGTTCATCCATGTCTCACTACGGAGAGATCTAGTTCGAAGAGTTTCATCTGGAGGTTCAGCTATAATGGCTTAATTACTCCTAGATACTCTAAGACCGGAAGATCCCCGAAGCTGCTCTGTGCAGTCTCTCGGCATTCTGTTTAGCACGTAAATGTTTACCCCAGTTAAGGGAACGTTTTAGGCATAAAGACATGAACCCAATATGTAAGTTTAACGACCATACACAGGTCCCTTAAACAAACTAGAAAATCTAAGACAAAGATTTTTTTTCACAGACCCCCTTCCTGAATTACTACGTCGCCTAATGTCTCAATCCCGTCAAATATATTAGAACGGTAAAGATATAAAAGGCTTTCGAACAGTTTAGGAAGTCTAAGGACTCTCTAGCACTAGATACACTCACGCTGTTTCCAACATCGCGATATCTACCACATCACCCACCACACCGGCCGTTTACCGACGATAATGTTGCGTACGACTCCTATAGTCATCTCGACTATGTATTCTTAAGGAGAGATCATAATTTGACTACGTCAACTGATCTAACCTCTTAAGGGAATACGCCTACTAGGCATGAGTACGGAGGGCTGGGAATGATGTGTTAGACACTACAACTATGTTGAGTGAGTAACCTATATGAGTAAGGGAGCAGTTTAACGACTTGCTCGGGTCAACAAACAACGAATATTAATTCTTTCGGATAGTCAATTCCTCCAAATGAGATTTATAATTAAAACTCTCATTATTAAAAGCAAAAAGCTTATTGAGGAACTGAGGACTATCGAAGAAAGGATTTTTAGGTATTGGCATAAGTTGAGGGAGAACAATTGATTCCCTAACTTCTGGAGCCTTACCTATTATCTCAACCCAAATATATGGAAAACTTAGAAGAGTGGAAGGACGACCTTCCTTAGTCACCGCATTACGAAAAGCGAACATGACTTTCCTATTAGGTGGTCGCACAGTAACCAACGGAACCTCGCCTTTCATAGAGCGAGTGTAGTTGAGTGCTAACATTGCATCACCCAGGACTTCTACAGTATCCATAATCTTGACTTCATTATCACGAAGAGCAGAAATTCGAGGACGAACCTCGATCTGACTCCAGTGATAGTATCGCGTTGACAGAATTTTCGACTTAATCGGATTAACCAGACCTACAAAAGGCTGAAACTTTTCATATTCACCTCCAAAGGGATGCATCGCCAACTTCTTAAGGAAGTAGCCAAATCTACGTTGAAAGAACGTAAAATGGACTAAAGGCTGAACTGCAGGATTCAAATTGAATCCAAGACCTCCTAATACCGGAGAAATGAATAGATTAAAGTTGCCCTGGCAAGTTAAATCCGAAATTGCATGCTTATGATAATGCATGAAACGACGATGAGCTCGAGCTTTATCTAGGGCTCCTTCGAGCACTGGATTATAAAAGTCCCAAATAGGAGAGAGAGATTTAACCCTCACTCCTCCCAATTTTGACTGACCGGTAAGTAGACCAATATTAAAATATGGTACATCCTTCACAGTCTGAGTCTGGGCATTCCAGGAAAAGCCTTGAGAGTTAATGGTAAAAAACGTTTTATGAACGTAATTTTTTCCCATCGACAACTCGAAGCCGACCTCTTGAATGATAGACTGCCAGAGAGAATAGAATTCTCTACTAGCTCGAAACAAAATATCATCACCGTTTATTAGAACAGGTAGTTCCATGGGACTAACCTTTCTTTTCAAATGAATCTCCAAGGCCATCCAATAACAGACAAAATTAACTGCACACAGTATAGGGAAACTCAAAGTTGACCCCATAAGCTGTCCAGTCGTCTGTACTGCATCAGGTAGTGGGTTAATGACCCCATCAACTACCTCCTTAGACGTTCTCATCTCGGGATATGTAAGAGTCTGCTCATAAATGACAGCTCTCAGACATTCATCGAGAAATTCAGAGTAACGAGTCTTTTTTAGAGAGGCTTCAAAAGCCATCTTCGTATAAAAGATCTTAAGGTTATCAGTTGCAGCGGAAAAATCGCCGGAGACCCATAAGTCGAAATTCGTAATTCCTAGTTTCTTCTCCCTATCCAAAACATCGAAAAAATCATGATGTTGGACGGGACGACCAGTTAAGCAGAATTGTGGAAAACTTTGTAAATGTTTCCACAAACCCTTTTGATAGAATCGAGAGATATAATATTTAAAACTCTCTCCTTTGGTAACCAATCGGACTTTATACGGTTCGCAAACAGCTGACACTCCAACTCTTGTGTGGAGTAAGTCCTGTTTAACAGCGAATTCCGTTAAAGACGGATCAATAGCATCTAGTGCCTTTACCAAATCATCTAAAGGACCGGGCACATCTATAAGATCGTGTCGCCGGGCTTTAATCTCATTCAAGAGATTCTTAATACTGGTCCAAGTTTCCTTTCCTCTCAGTTCATGAACAACGCCGGGCCGAGCTTCATACATATGAAGCAGATCGGAACCTATCGACTGATCGATTATATCATAGATCATCTTTACGCGAAGTTCATGTCCATCATTCTCAGTATCACCAGGCAAATCGGAAACAGAGGCGGCACTTTCATAAGTGAACTCACTACTGTAACCTCGCTTTTGGTCTCTTAGGAACTCCCTATTTCCTCCCTTTGATCGATGAAGATCGAAAGAGGCGGAAGTTGAGGCTTCAAAAAGAGCGGGCTCTGGTTGTTTAAATTTACTGAAGAATCGCTTGAAGTATGGCTCAAATTGAGTAGCCATGTACCAATTAATATTGGGTCGTTTCGTTAAAGCAATACGATGTTTTTGCATCGCTTTTAATACGAAGGACTCAGGTACAACTTCAGCACCTCTCTTTATCCCTTGAAGGATACTTAAAAAGAGAGAGTTATTTTTTGGACAATGGGCAACAAGTCGGTTTTTGAGAAACTTCTTGATCGCTCCTGAGAAAATGAAAGGATTACAATTGAAACTAGGTGGTCGCACTGGAAGTACCTGCGAAAGGTACTTTGCTAACGGGTACGCAATGGCGTACTTTGCATTAGGAACGAAATCCTCCAGTGACCATTCTGTCATACGCTTATACGCAGACAATTGAACAATATAAGGGAGTTTTGCGATCTTGGAATCGTAGTCATAAAGGACCTCTAGGTATGCACGTGCCGTTTTAAGAGCATGTGGTACTACAAGAGTTCCAAGATCAAAACTAACCTTATTTTTAGGAAAACAAAGAGCGGTGGACACACTATGCCATCCTAGCGATACAGAAAGCTCACGAAAGTGAGAAGCTGTATCCTGGGAAAAACTTGCATAGGTCCTTTCCTTCGTCGGACCCTTCCGACACAGGCCGCCAATCATCTCATCGATTAAAGTAATCGCACAATAAGTTTTAGACTTTTGTTGCTGCATTATTGCTTCTCTTACTCTAAAT